CTACTTCTTTTCTTTTCTATTTGGTCATCGTTCAGCTCTTGTAAATCCTTTATATATTTCTCAGCTGCTTGAATTTTAGTTTTAACAATATCAAGGTTGTGGTCAATATCAACTAACTCATCTCTTATTTTAATATTTCTTTCTTTCAATAAAATATTCATCTTAGTAAAGATATTGATGTCCAATAAATCTTCTATTACGTGTCTACGCGTCCACGCGGGTAATTGCATAAATGGAATAAAAGAACTACTGCCTAATACAACTACTTGGTGAAATGATTTATGGTCAAGCTTTAGTATATTTTGTTCAAGGAACTTTTGATAATCCCTTACGTTACTAGCTTGGTTAATCATATTACCATTTTGCCATATCTCAAATTTGTTAGGTTTAATACCTCTTACAATTTTAAAATCAACCTGGCCAATAGCAAACTCAACTTCTACTATAGAATTTTTATCGTTGATTGAATTAATTAATTGACCTTTCTTTATATCTCTATGTGGTTTACCAAATAATCCAAAAGATAATGCATCCAATAGTGTAGATTTACCTGCACCATTTTGGCCTACGATTAAAGTTGTTGGTGATTTCTCTAAGTTAATAGTTATAGGATCGTTTCCTGTGGAAAGAAAGTTCTTCCACGTACATGATTTAAAATGTATCATAATACCTCTAGGTTCTGTGCTTCAGTATATAATTTTCTCAATTCGACTTTTAGATGTTCTTTATCTAAGTCTGTTTCCACAGCATCGACATACGTATCCAAGAGTTGTGTTGTATCCTCGAGAGATATTTTGTCATCTTCGACATTCTCTCCAATATACTCTTCAAAACTCTCAGCTATTTTAAGTTCATATGTATCAATACTTTGTAATCTATCTACAAACTTATCGAACATATACAAGTCATTTTTATTTATAACAATTAGTTTAATGAACTTTTTACTATATTGACTTACATCGATTTTATCGTAATCAGTTTTACTATCATCGTATATTACTTTCTTAAACATAGTAATTGGATTTCTTATTGCTTCAATCTCTCTTGTTTCTGTATCTAATACGTGGAAATACTTAGGGTCATCAACATCAGCCCAGGTAAATTCCATTTGGCAACCTAAGTAATGTACATTTCCTTTTGTTGATTTAGTATGGAAATGACCAGATAATACCATTTCAAATCTATCAAAAACATCAGCATTCATACCATGTGGATTTGTCTGACCTGGCATCATATCAAAACCTTTTAATTCTAAATGAGCTCCAAGTATCGGTGCACCACAGTTTTTTGACCACTCAGTATACTCTTGATAATTACTATTGTTTATCCATGGAATAATAGCAACTTTACATCCATCATAATCTAATACAGTTGGTTCCATACAGATATTAACGTTTGATGTAAAATGACCGAGAAGTTCTTTAAGAGAACAGAGCTCGTTAGTGTTCTTAAAATATACATCATGGTTTCCAGGAATAATATCCATAGTAATACCAAGCTCACGCATTGGTTCTAAGAAGTGTTTACGATTAGCATTCAGTGCTTTAAAGTTAACAAACTTTCTGTGCTCATAGTAATCACCTAAATGTAATATCTGTTTTATATCATGTTCTTTTAAATAAGGAAAGAATACTTCAGTATAGAATCTATCAGCATAGTTCAAAAAGATATCACTTGAATTCCTGACACCACAATGGGTATCATTTAATATAGCTACTTTCATTTATAGAATAACTCCAGTTTTGCTTTTTCTTTTTCTTTTACTTTTTCTTTCTTAGCAAATTCTTTGATTGCAGTATCTTGTTTACGAACTTCTCCAATCCTTTGCTTGAGAGTATCTACATACGCCATTGTTTCTTGAGCAGTTTCACCATCCATACCAGCTTGTACGAAATCGTCAATACCCATTTTCTCAATGAACTTAAACTTAATATCTTGTTGTTTCTTTTCTTTCATTATTCTACGTATAAATGCATAATAACATATTTGCGTAAAATAAGAAAAGGCGTTTGGTTTACCAGTCCTTGTAGCTGTTTCTATATTATAATTTCCAATAGCCCTTAAGCAATTTTCTACAGCATCCATAACCATTTCTTCTCTATAAGTATATCTTACAAAGTTTGGTCTATGTGATAACCCTTCTGAAATTTTTATAAAACATCTAGCGACGTAATCTGTGACTTTTGGTACTGGTTTGTTTTGTTCTTTTAAATCTCGACATTCGACTGCATAGTCCATGACGGCTTGTGAGAACTCTTTGTTGTTGACGTAATGAGCCTTCTCTTTAGGCTTTAATTTTGCCATAGGTTTTCCTCCATAATTAATCTATTATATCATATTTCTGCGTATTTGTAAACAGTAAATTAATTAAAAAAACAGTGTACAAATGCCAGTTTTTGTGATATAATAATATAGTATCCCGGAGGGAAGGAGTATACAAGATTAATGTATTGTCTTCTTGATATCTACTTCAGATTCCAGGTACTGTTTCTCTTCTTCGTATCTATCTAGCAAGACTTCTTCAAGTTGGTCCATTATTTCAATGTTCGAACGAGGAGCCTTGAGAGGGACACGCTTTTCAGATAGTTTTAAAGCAAACTCAACGTAAGCTGCTTTCACATCTTCAGCTACACTAACATGGTTTACAATATGGTTCATCATAACTTTAAAAGTTTTATGTTCCGAAAAAGGAAACCAAGGGGTAAACTGAAATCCACCTACTATGTTAGAGGAAATATTCAAAGGTCTTTCAACCAAATATGAATCATCGTTTTTCACTGCTACGAGTCCGATAATTTCATCTCCATTTACTAACTTAAAGTGTCTTATATTGAGTTCTTTCATATTATATATTTATATCATGCAGATCGTAATCAAACTTTTCTTTTGAATATATTTTGATTCTTTCTGCAGCATGGTTTAATGTGTAATTCTTTCTAGTCTTCCAATGTAAATCATCAGCTATATCGAATACCTTAGTATTTCTGCCATCATCCGATTTTCTTAATCCTCGTCCAATGCTCTGTAATACTCTAATTTGCGACTTAGAGGGGCTAGCAAAAATAATGTTGTGAAGATTCCTAATATTAATACCAGTACTAAAAGTACCAATGGAAGCGACAATAATTGCATTGTTCTCAGTTTCAGTAATAGCACGGGTCTGCTCTCTTGTATCAACATCAGTTTCTCCCGATACGTAAAATAGCTTTCTTTTATCATCTATCTTTTCCTTTAATAGTGTATGCAATGGTTTACCATGTTTCTCTACATAGTTAAATAGTACTAAAGTATTTCCTTCTAAATCCAATGCAAGGTTTCGTATAAAATAATTTCTTGGTTCATATCCTACTAAAAAATCTAACTCTTCCTGATACTTCCTTTGTTCTTTACAATACTCATCTTTATACTTTAATAGTAATACATCAATAGTAAGTTTAGCTAAAGTATTTTTATCCATTAACTCTTTTGTTGTTGTCACTTTATACACCGGGCCAAACAAACCTTCCAATACTAATTGATGAGTTTGAGTACCATCCAAAGTACCAGTTGTACCAATACGATATTCAGCTTCTGTACATTTCTCTAAGATTGATGTTAATGATTTAGCTTTAAACTGATGAGCTTCATCTCCTATTACCATACCAAATCTTTGAAACCATTGTGGACCTAACTTATATATTGATTGCCATGTAGATATTAAAACTCTATTCTTAATACCATGCCTTTCAGCTCCTCCATATATTTTATAACATACTTCATCGTTATTAAACGACTCATCTTGTGAGGAATAATCTGCAAAGTCAGAGTACATCTGCTCAACCAATGATGTGGTAGGAACTATAATCAAAACGTCATCTTTACAGTAATCTAAGTACCATCTTATGGCCAAATATATAATCAGACTCTTACCTGAGGCCGTAGGTGATAATAGTAAACCATTCTTATTCTGTAATGTGCACGACAGTGCATCTAGTTGATAGTTCCTAGGGATTATCCTTTTACCTGCACCAGAAATCACCAGAGGCCCTAAAAAGGCGTTTAGGTCAATATTTTGAGTTTCACCCAAATTACCGTAGCCCGCAGATGCGGCTGTTATAACCTTGTAGTCCCTCAA